CTCAGTAGCTCACCTCCGTGCCGTCCGGGAGCGCCGCAAGCACGTTGTTTACGATCTCCTGCTTGTCTGCCGCGGTCCAGTAATCCGTGCCTTTAACGGGTGTGTGACCGGCAGCGCCCGGAGTGCCGGGGTCGCCCTTTTCGCCTTTTTCGCCTTTCTCGCCCTGCGCGCCCGGCGCACCGGGCGCGCCGTCCTTACCGGGAGCCCCGGCATGGCCTTGCGGGCCAGCAGGGCCAGCAGGGCCGGTTTCTCCGTTCACGCCGTCCTTTCCGGGTGTGCCTTGCGGTCCAGTCTCTCCGCGTGACGGCTTGCCGGTGTCGGTCGCGCCGAGATACCAGTTTCCGTTTGATCCGATCGTCGGCGTGACGCCGTCCTTGCCTTTAGCACCAGGCGCACCATTTTGCCCGTCAGCGCCGTCTTTTCCCGGCGCACCATCTGCGCCATCCTCGACCGTGGCAATGGCCGTCCCGTCCGCGCTGATTGTCGTTGTCTTGCCGGACTTGGTGGCCGTTACCACCGGGCTGTGGCCGTCCTTGCCGGGTGTACCGGGATCACCCTTTGCACCATCCTTGCCGGGAGCACCAGCAGGGCCATCCTTGCCCGGAGCACCGTCCGCGCCCTTGAGCTCGGCCACGGCGATCAAATTTTTCCACGTGCTGCCGCCGTCCGTGCTGTACTGCACGTAGCCGTCCGATACGCGCAAGGCCATGCTTTCGCTGCCGCTCATCCGTGCCACTTCATTGATAGCCGCGACAAGATTTTCCTTTGCCTCCGTCGTCAGGTCGGCGAGATCGCCGATCTGGCGCTGGATATCCAACAGCGTTTTTTGCTCCGTCGGCGTGTAGACGTAGTCGGCGGGCTTGCCGCGCTTATGGACGGCAAAATCCTGCTGCACCATCGTGTACGCGCCGGTGTCGTCGGTGACGTAGGCGTAGGCCGTCAGCGTGTGCCAGTCCTGCAGCAGCTCGTCCGGGATGATGGCCGTGCCGTCTGTGCCGACGTCCACGTCCACGCTGCGGCCAAAGCACTTATTTTGATAATGGATCTGCTTGACGCCGTTGCCGTCGGTGATCTTGACCCGCCGCCCGGTGTCCCACTGCCACAGCGCCCCGCGTCCGTCTGCGATTGTGATAGTCATGCGGTGGCCTCCTTCCATTGATTCTACAATATAAAAGTGGGAGGGATATTTCTATCCCTCCTCAGATTTAATTGCTCCAGCGGATCTTCCCGAGCGATTTCTGGCTGTAGAAGCACAAAAACAGAGCGCTTTTCTGTGCCGAACCGATGCCCAGACCGTCGATGTACGCAGTGACCTTGTCCATTGCCCCCTGACCGCTGATGGCCTTGCCGTTGCTGTCGCGCGTCGTCCTTGCGTCGTTCTTAAACTGATACGCTTCCCAGAACGTCCCCGCGTCCAGGCCGGCCGGTTTCGCCTGCTCGTTGTACTTCTGCACGGCATCAACGCTGATGCCGTCGCATTCCGGATGCGCCTTGACGAAGTCCGCCGTGTCGATCTTGTTCTGCGCATCCTCCTGCTTCATCCCGCCGTAGCGCGTCAGCATATCTACCGCGCGAGACCGCGTGAGCTTCCCGTCGAGATACAGGTCCTTGATGTCGTCGTAGTCCGTGCCGGTCACGACCTCGCACGTCCACTTCTGCACCAGCTTCTGCGCCTCGTCGGCGTCTTTCCCCCCGTACTGCTGCAGGATCTTCAGCGCCTGCTCCTTCGTGACCGAGCGTTTTCCGTCGTCGTCACCGACGTACCACTCCTCCGTCTGCGAGCGTACCGCAGACTGCAGCTGCTTCTCGCCGATGCCGTGCTCTTTCAGCTCCTTTGCCTGCGCATCAAATGCGGCCTTGTCTCCGCTGAGCACCGCAGCGAGCGCCTCGTCGTACTTTCCTTCGCCGGTCGCCCACTTGTCAACCTTCCAGTACGCATCATCCTCGTTGTCCGCGAGCCCTTTTTCGACCAGCAGCTGCTGCGCCTCTTCGCGCGTGAGGTAACCGTCCATCAGGCCGTACTTGATCTGGCTCTCCGGCCCGGAGTCATAGGTATGGATCGTCCACTCGTCGCCCTTGCCGACAGCTCCGGCGATGGTGTTCCAGAGCGTTACAACCTCGCGGCTCGCCGCGCTGATCGGCAGGCCGGTCGCCTGCGAAACGGCCTTGAGTGTCTTGTAGATCTTTCCGTACAGCGTCATGTTGCCGTTGTACGTCACGTCCGTCGGCTTATCCAGCTTCCCGGTCGCCAGCTTGATTGTCTCGTCCCAGATCCGATATGCGTCGATCAGGTTGCTGATCCATTCCGTGTCCATCCGGTCGTTCCCGTACCCGGAGATCATGGACATGAAATCCTTGAGGATCGGCAGCTTCGAGAGAATGTCCACGTCGCTGAACAGGTTGTTGTCAAACGGGCGGACGCCGGAAAACTTGCCCTCTTCATAGTTTGCGCCAATCAGCGCGTTCAGGTACTTCTCCAGCCACGTGGCGTACTCATCGTCGTCGCGGCAAGCGTCCACAGCAGATTCTACAAGGCCGGAGGCGGCCGCAGACACAAGGTAGGTTGCCAGCGCCCACGCGACCTTGCCCTTGGCGTTGTTCCACGCCTTTTTCTTGTCTCCGGTCGTGCGCAGCTCCGTCGTGTAGTCCGTGTACGCCTTGAGCACGAGGTTGTACGACAGCGTCGGCTCTGACATGAAGGCCGTCGAGATGGAGCCGTACACGCTCTTCCCGCGCATCGCCTGGCTGCGCGTCATCGTGCTGTCCACCACCTGCGTCGAGTAGACGACCTCGCGGAAGCGTTCGGCCGTCGCCTTCAGCAGCGCGTCGCCGGTCAGCTTCTGCTTGTCCCTTACCTCCGCCTTGCAGGCGTTCCACAAACGGCCCCACGTCAGCCGGTCGCCCCATTCCGCGCCCTTCATGAGGAATTCGACCGTCGAGTCCTTCCATGTTCCGGCGTTCTTGATCTGGTCGCGGATGTTCATGCCGATGTTCGTGTCGTAGAAGCCCATGTGCTTCCACAGCGCGATGCCGCTGTTCGCCTCCGCTTCTTTGTAGGCGCTCTTTCCCTCCGTAAACGCCTTTGCGAGATACTTCGGGCTCATCACACCGACCGCACGCACATACGCCGTCGGCTGCAGCAGCGCCACGCGCAGGTTCGCAGCCACGGCCGCCACCTTGTAGTTGGAGAGCATCTTCTTTGCGAAGCCCTCCCCGCGGCCGCCTTCGTTCACGCCGTTCAGGTCTTTGATGAACGTCGTGAAATACTTGTTGGCATCCATGCCGTATGCCTTTTCAATCGACCGCTGTACCGTCGTCGTGAGCACGTGGCCGTTCTCGAGCTTCTGCTTCTCGCGGTAGTTGTACCACTTCATCGCGTCGAGGATCGGCAGCGCCAGCGCGTCATACTTCGCCATGTCCGCCATGTGGTTGCTGAACACGTCGAAGATGTCGCGTACAACGAGCGCGTTGTTTGCCTTGTAGACGAGGCTCTTCGTCGCGGACATATTCAGCAGGCGGAACATGTCGTTCTCTTTCGCGCCAGGGTCTTTCGCGTCGCGGTTGGAGTCCATCGTCTCGATGGGGAAGTAGTTCTCCTCCGTGAACGCGCGGTATCCGAAGCGCTCCATCGACACACGGTTGCCCCACGCGCCGCCCTGATCGTTCATGTACTTCTGCAGTTTGTCCGCCACCTCGCGCTGGCGCTTGGTAAGCGCGCCATTGATCGCGGCGATGTCCTCCTGCGTCAGCAGGAACGGATCCGGCTGCTTGACGTTTTCCTTGCGCCCGCTGTTCTGGATGTCCTCCACGCGCATACCGCCGCCGAGCAGATGGCCGGCGGCCTGCTCGCGCTTCGACAGGCAGTAGAACGCCATCATCTGTGCGGTCGTCATCCTCACGCTCTCGCCGCTCTCGAGCTTAAACGTGTGCGTTTCCTTTGCCCACGCCTTCACTTCCTTCGGCGTGTAGGTCTGCTCCGTGAAGTCCATGACCGCCTTCGTGTTGAAGGCCATCTTGTCCCAGCCGTCGGAAAGCGCCTCGAAGATCGCCTTGCCGCCCTCGCCGAAGCGCTGGAAAGCATAGTACGGCGTCGTGTTCTCCCAGTTGAAGAAACCGGCCGCCTTTTCTCCGGCCTTCGTTCTTCCTTTGGCCTGCCCCAGCCGGTCGAGCTCCAGCACCGTCGCCTGCGCCGCCTGCCGCGCGGTCTCAAAGTGCGCGTTGGCCTTGAGCTTGTTCGCGTTTTGGATGCTGCGCGTCAGGATCGTGAGCATCTGGTCGAGCTGCTGCAGTTGCTCTCCGCTCATCCGGTTTACAACGTTCTCGCCTGGGTTCTGGCTGACGATGTCGGACGCAGTGTTGATGTGCTTCTGCATCTCCTCGAGGAATCCATCCGGGATGTCCAGATACAGTCCGAGGTCGTTCGTCCCGTCATCGTTCTGCCCGCGCAGGCTGTCCAGCAGCTTCTGCATCCGGTCAGTATACCGGAGCGAACGCCGAATGTCCTTTTTCGTCAGCGCGCCGCCGTCCAGCGCCCTCTTACTCGTAAAGTCGATGGATTCCAGGAACTCGCCTACCGCCAGCTTCAACGGCTCCGGGATGTGTTCCTTGTCGCTGTTTTTCAGCAGCCAATCGCTCAGGCGCTTCGCCTTCTGCTCGATGCGCGGGCGGTATTTCGCCACTGCCGCGCTTTCCTCCCTACGTGCCTTATCGGCTGCGTCCCGCTCGTCATAGTGCTCTTTCAGCCGCGCAATCTGCTCGTCGCGTTTCTCGCGTTCTCTGGCCACGGCTTCCTGCAGCCGTTCCCGGTTCTGCGCGCGCAGCTCCGCGATGCGCGTGTCATTGGCCTTGCGCAGCTCGTTGATCTGGTTGAGGTAGTGCGTCTTCTGCTGGTCGGCCTTCTTCGCCTGCCGGTCGGCAAACGTTCTCTGCTGCGGCAGGTCGAAAAACTGCTCTAGGATCTCGTTGCCCACGCTCTGCGTCGCTTCGCGCATATACTGTGCGTTCGGGTTGTACTCGTTCACGGCATACACCGCGTCCAGCACATCGGCAATGCGGTAGAGCTGGTCGCTCGGCTGGCTCTCGCGGGTCTGGTCAAAGAATTCCGGGTACATCTCGCTCAGCTCCGCATAAACCTGGTCAACGTTCGTCCGCTCGCCGTTTTTCAGCCGCATCCGTCCCATGTTCCGCCGCCGGAAATCCCCGAAGTCCGGGATATCCCCGCGGTCAGCCGCAGACACGACGAGCTGCTGGTTCTTGAAATACTTCCGAAGGTCTTCATACTCGCGGTACTGCTCATCGTCAACAGCCGTCGCGTCGCTCACGATGTCGCTGGCGAGCTGTTCGGCCTGCGCGCGGATCTCGCTGTAGCTCGCCTCGTTGCCTCTGGCGATGCCGTCGTACAACTCCTGCAGCCGCCCGGCCACCTCATCCACGTCGAGGTTGCTGCTCGTCTGCTCGATGATCGCGCGCGCCGCTTCCCGCACGGCTTTCGGGTCCGTGGTCGCCTCTTTCGTGCGCTGCGTCTGGCCGCGCCAATACTCCACGCGGTCGCGCAGCATGGCGTTTTCCTTGGCCAGGCTGTCGCGCGTCTTCAGCTCGCGCGCCACCAGCTCGCGCAGCGGTTTCGTGTTCTGCATCCGCGTGAGCTGTGCGTCCGCCCGGCTCACCTGCGCGGCAAGGTTGTCCGCGCGGTTTTTTGCCTTCAGGCGCTCCTCCTTGCTTTCCGCGTTCTGCGCAAGCTCGCGCTGCTGTTCCAGCCTCCGCGTGAGCGAACTGTATTTCTGCAGCTTCTCGCGGTACTCGCGCAGCATCTCCATCTCGCGCACGTTTGCCGCGTCGCCGTCCGCAACGTCGGAGAGCACGTCGCGGTCTGTCCGCGTGTCGTCACGCCGCTGATAAAGTGCATTCTCGCCCAGCTTCCCATCCGGCCGCCGGTCGTGGTTGTAGTGCCGCAGCACGCTCTCCGGGAGCACGTCCGGGAAATACCGATTGACATAGTCCAGCAGCGAGCGTATACTAATAGCAGAGTCGGTAAGAATAGCTGGCGCATCCGTGCCGGTGACGTCTGGCAGCAATGCACCCGGCTCTTTTTTTGCATTTACTGCATACAGCACGTCCACGTCTGTCACCTCATTGGAAATGCGGTTTACAACGAACTGTACGATGTACGGTTCGTTTTTTGCGTTTTTGGCTGCACCGATCAGCGCGTAGCTTGCATCCACCTGCGCGTTTTCCGGCGTGAATTCGTTGATGCGGATGGCATTCCGGATGATTTCACCGGCTTTCAGCGTCACCGGCGCATTCACAGAGAACCGCCTGTCCAGCCCGTGCCGCAGCCCTTTCGCGCTCAAGATCACCTCGTCGCCCGTGTCTGCCACGCGCACCACGGCATTGCCGTTTTCGTTCGTCCGGCCGATTTTCTTCGCATTTGCGATCGCGCGCGCGACGATTTCCTTGCGTGCCTCGCGTGCCGGCCGGTATGACACACGGTCTTCCACGTTCGTCACACGCATATCCGGCTTTGCTGTCAGTATCTCGTAGGAATAGTCGCGCTCGGAAAACTGCCACGATTTATCCGAGTTCAGAATCCGAAGACGCTGCCCCTCGTCACCGGCGCGGTATTCCTGCACGGGCACACCGGCGGCCTCAAGCTGCTGTTTCAGCTCGGCGTTGATGTTGTCCGGCACAATGGCCACTTTCACCTCGTCAAAGCCGACCGCTCTCTGCGGCTTCGCCTCAAAATATTCCGTCGGAAGTGCAGCCGCCGCCTGATACACTTCTTGAATCCGGCGAGCAGTTTCTTCACTGACCGAATATCCCTCTTTCGCAAAAGCCTGCTGAATGGCCCGCGCCGTCCGCTTGCCCTTCGCCGCTTCCATCATAACATCGCCGATAATTTCTCTTTCATCGAACGAATTGTCGGCGTGCGGCCGCGTCTCTCGCATAACGGCGCGTGTCGCCTGATCGATCAGATTTTCAACAGCATTCTTCGCCGCTTCATACTGCTCACCTTCCGCTTTGCCGAGTCTGCCGCTCGCGGCCTTCACTTCATCAATGCTGGAAAAGTCCTCGGCGCTGACAGCCTGCATAGCTCCTGCCGACGTCCCCCACGTCTGGCCGCCGCGCTCCTTCTGGGTTTCCGCCATCGCACTCACAATGTTCTCGAGCGTGTATTCCCAATGAAGCTGCGAAAAGCTGCGTCTGTCTCCAGAAGCGGTATAGCGCTCCTTCCCGTTGTAAATGCCGGGCTCGCCAAAAACAGATTTCAGCTGTGGCAGCAGCCATGCCTTCACGTCCTCAGTATCCGTCGCCTCGTGCAATTTGTCGCTGGTAGCCAATCGGTCTACTTCGTCCGCTGTAGCACCCTGATCTTCGTAAAACGCCCACGCATCTCGGATGAAATTCTCAACCGTGGAAGTATGGACATTGTTATCCATGAAGTGGTCAAGCCGCTTTTCCTTCAGTTCCGGCTTTCGGTCCAGAAATCTGCGATGCTGTTCCTCGTAGCTGTCGCGGATAATCTGGCGCACCGTGTCTTCGATCTCTCGCGCAGACTGATAGTCCCCGGTTTCCATGTCCGCTTCAACGTGGGCGAGCTCCTGCACGCCGATTTTCTGCACCAGTTTCGCCAGCGCGTCATTGCCGTATCGGTTGAATTCCTTTGTCTGCATGACCGGCTCGAGCGTTTCCCCATGATCGGCCAGATAGGCCGCGCGCACGCTGTCGTCTCTGGCAAGTTTCTGTGCCATCTCTTCGGCGCTTATACTGCTCTCTTCGCCGGCACCGGCGCGCTGAAGCGCGGTGCTGTTCCAGAACACACCGCCGGCGACGCTTTTGCTCAGCTCAGAGATTCGGTTTTCCACGGCGCGCATCCGGTCGTAGTTCACCGGATATTCCACTGCCGGTGCTGTCGGCGTGTATGCATCCCCGCCGTAGATTTTGTTCCTGGGGTCAACCTGCGGGTCAATGCTCTCCCTGCCGAACACCATGGAAATCGGGCCATACTTGCTGTGCCCTTGCGCAGCTTTTACGACCGCGATACTCGGCATCGGCAATCCACCGAGCGCAAGCGCGCCCCGCAGGTTCTGCTCCGTCAGGCCATGCACGGCGACAAGATCGCGCACCTGCTCCACCGGTTCGCGTAGGGAGAATTGCTCTTTTACATTGTCTCTTCCACCGTCTCTATCGACGTTTGATAGACCTCCTCCGGCGTCATGTCGTAGTTCTTCACCAACAGCTTTGACCGCGGACCCGTTCCCCGCCTTCACCTTCGCCGCGTCCACCAGCGCGTCGTCCCAGAGCTTCTGCAGCTCCACCATGCGGTCGAGCATGGCTCTCGCCTCGTCGTGCGTCGCGCGGTCTCCCTTGAACGCAGCGCGCAGCTTCTTGACGAAATCCCCGATCCAGTCGCGGATCTTCTCGGCAAGGCTGCGGTTCTCGTTCGCCAGCCGCTGCACGGCCTCGGTGTTGCGCAGCATCATCTCGCACGCATCGGCCACGACCTCGTCCATCGCGCCGTCCATCGTCAGCTCGCCGGTCGAGTCGTTGTCGAGCTTCTGCCGGGCGAGGCGCTCGATGCTGTCGCCGCTCTCAAGCACATGGTTCGCCACAAATTCCTTCAGCGCCTCATACTGGCCGCTGTTGCGCTGGATGAAGTGCGTCAGCTCGTGCGACATCGTCTTCAGGATAGCCGTCTCGCCGGTGTCCACGTTGTTCTTCCCTGCGTTCACGTCCAGATAGATCGTGCCATCGCGGTATGCGCCGTTCATGCCGAGGTATTTGCCGTCCTCTCCGGTCTGCGATTCAAAGAACACGACGTTCACGCCGGTCGCCTCGGCCACCTTGCGTGCCACGTCGATCGACGCCGTCTGCTTGCGCGTCAGGCCGGCCGTGTTCACGGCGGCGAGCGTCACGTTTCCGAGCTTTCCGCCTTCCAGCGTCACGCTACCGGCCTGAATTTCGCTGCTCTTGGCCGCCGCGCTCTTTGCGTCCGATTCCCTGCGCGCCGCGGCAAGGCCGGTCTCGTAGGCGAATTTCCGCTGCTCCGGTGTCAGATACGATGCTGCGCCGCTGTTCTCGAGCACAGCGTAGTTTTTCACGCCAGCGCGTCCGTAAGAGTATGCCACCTCATAGGCGCTGGCGTAGCGCTCCACGTCCTGCCCGTTCTGGTAGTTGGCGTACATCTGCGGCGCGGTATCGCCGTATTTTTCCGCGCTCTCGGCGAGCAGGCGCGTGCCCTCCGGCAGCTTGGCGTCCTTCACGGAAACACGCTGCACATCGCCGTTTTTTGCCTTCACCGACAGCTCCACGCTTCCGCTATCATGGTCATATCGAAGCGCCTGCACCTGTGCGGTCTCACCGTTTACCTGCACCTCGGCGTTCTTCTCCGCCTGATGTGTCTGCGCCTGCCCTGCGTCAGTCTTGCGTGCCCCGCCATAGATCGCGTTGCGCTCCAGCTCGGCTGCGTCACGCATATGGCTGCGCGCCCATGCGTTCGTGGTCCGGTCTGCATCCCGCGTGAACAGGGACGCATACTCGTTCGCCGCGCGCTGTGCCTGCTTGCTGGCGTCAAATTTTCGCTGTTCCTTGCCCGTCAGCTCCTGCCCCTTGATCTGCTTTACCACGAGGCCGGTCAGCTCCTGCACGTCGTTTTCTGGCGTGCCGAGCGCACCCAGACGGTCAGAGACCGCCTGCGTGAGATTTGCTTCCTGCGTCGCCTCGTAGAGCTTGCCGGTGTTGCGGTTTGTCTGCTTTTTCCCGGCCAGCTTCCGGAGGTTTTCGTCGCCGCTTTCCTCTGCAGCGTGGCGGAGGATGTCCGCGTAGTCGTTGGCCGTGATCTGCCGGCCGGTCTCGCGGTAATTCGCGCTTCGCATCCCGGCGTTGAGCGCCATGTCACCGCCGGTCATCACGCCGCCGGAGATCATGCCTCCGGCAAAGTCCTGCGCCGTCTGGCCGAGCCAGTCAAGCCACGCCATGCGCGTTGCCTCGTCCTCGCTCATGCCGTCTGCCTGATAGGCGGCGATCGTCTGGTTGATCTCGCTCTTGTCGGCCATCACGATCGCGTCGGAGATAACGTTGGCGATATCCGTACAAACTTCCTCGCTGCCTTCCACGAAGCTCTGCTTGAGCATATCCTTAACCAGCGCCTTCGCGGTCTTCTTCCCGGCGGCCGCCGACGTGTGAAACATACGCAGCTTATCCAGGCTGATGTGCTCGAACAGTGCCTCGGCCGTTCCGTAGAGCAGGCCGACCGACATGGCCTGCGAGTCAGAAGCACCGCGGTCATACGCATCCGTGATTGCCTGAGATGCCGCTGCGCCGCCGAGGATCACATCCGCCGCGCCGTGCAGGCCGGTCGCGCCGCCGACGGCCAGCGTCGCCAGGCTGTCGGCCATGCTCATGCCGGTGTTGTACAAAAACGACCCGATGCCGCTCATATCCTCGGAAACGCTCCCGCGGATGGTGTTTGTCACCGTGCTCGGCACCATGGATTTCGTATAGCGGTCGACGGCCATTTTTTCGCCCGTGAACGGGTCTGTCCCGTTCAGCGCATTCTGCGCCGCGATGTCGAGCGCGCCAGCTCCGGCCATCATATTCGTGCCGACAGACATAGCGGAGGAAAGCCACGGATGCTTCTTTGCCTCCTGTGCGACCTGCTGTGCCATTTCCGCAGCCTCGTTTGCGTGCTGCTGCGTGAGCGCGTAGTTGCGGATGCCGTTGATCTGCTGGTCACTGTAGCCGTAATCACGCAGCTGCTGCTCGAAGCTGCGCACCGTGTTGCGCGCGTTTTTGGCGTAGTCACTGTTTTGCACCACAAATGCGGAGTTCCCGGCCATCGCCATCTCCGTGTTCGCGCTCTCACTCACACTCAGCGCCTTGCTGTAGTCGGAGAGCGCCTTCTGCATCTGCGTGTCCCACTTGCTGATCTCGTCATCGTAGGTCTTCCGCGTGAGCAGGCTCTGCGCTTCCCCGATTTTCGCTTTGCGCTCATCGATCTGCCCCGAGAGCGCGAGCGCCTCCTGCTGGCGCTTGGCATAGTCCGCGTCCGTGCTCCCGGCTGCCATGCGCGGCATATTCCGGCGCTGCCGTTCAATGCCGGAAACCTCATTTCGCCACACGTTGATCTGCTCTTTCAGCTCGTCCACAGACCAGTAATTCATCTGGTTCTTGTTCAGCCAGTCATATTCCGCCTCGGCCCCCGGCGTGTTCTTGAGCTGCGTGAGCGCCGCATTCACGTCCGTGCGGGTCTTGCCCTTGTATTTCTTCGGGTAGGCATACGACACATTAAAGTCGTTTTCATCCTTGAACTGGTTCTGGAAGTCGAGCACGGAATCGACCGCGCTGCGCATTGTGCGCATATCGCCGTCGGTATCCATGCCATACAGTCCAAGCTGTCCGAGCGTCACCATATACCGGTCATAATCAGACTGAAGCTGTTTTCTGCGCTGTGCATCCCAATATGCGCTCTCTCCGCCGCCAATCTGCTGCAGCAGGTTGCTGCTCTGCTGCTGATACCGCGCAAGCGCATTCTGCTGGTCTCTCTGCAGCAGCGCCCGCGCCTTGCGGCCCTCCGATGCAAAGTCGTGGTTGATTTTTTCGCGCTGAATCGCCATGTGCTTTCCTCCGTGTCAGTACGTCAGGCGGTAAGAAACATACATTTCATTCGCCGCCTGTTCGGAAATCTTGCCTTCCTGCTCCCATTTGTTGATGAGCGCGCGGAGGCCACTTTTCGACATTCCACCATTCGACTGGCGGTCAAGCTCCGACCACCATTTTTCGTATTCTGCCAGCGTCGTGTAATCTTTCAAGTAGGAAATGTCCTCCGCTCCACCGGTCAAACGGCTCGCAGCAGCAGAATTTTTCCGCACTTCGGTATCCGTTTGTGTTGCCTGCGTTGGCGAGCCCCCGCTCCTGCTTCTCCTGCTTCTTCTGCTTCCGCCGCCCGACCCCCCACTCTTATTTGACGCTGCTGCCTTCTGCTGCTGGTAATACTGCCGCAGATACGCCGCCTCGTTGGCAGACATACCTGCCGCCGCCAGCTCATCGTTCGACGGCTGGTACCCGGTCGTTGTGATGAGAGACGACAGACGGCTCCATGCGTTCTGCTTGCGCTCGTAGTCCGTCTCCTCCTGCGCGAGCTTCTTCTGCTCCTCGGTTTGCTGGCGGTTGTAGGTCGTGTCCTCGTCGCCGCGCTCGAGCTGCAGCCGGTTGTACCACTGGTTGTAGTCTCGCTCGTAAGCGTTGTCGGCGTTGCTACGCGCCATGGTGTAGAGGTTCATCAGGTTCTGGCCTTCCTGGTTGTAGCGGTCGTAGGCTGCATTATACAGCTCAGGCACGACCTCGTTGAGCTTCTGCAGGTAGGCGTTGTATGCCTGCTGCCCCGCGTTCTGGCTGTAGGTGCTTCCGTAGCCTCCGGTCAGCGCCGCCGCCTGCCCCATGGTGTCTTCCATCGCGCCGCGCCCCATCTGCGCGTACAGATCGCGGTACTGCTGGTAGAGCTTGTCCTTGTTCACGTCATACGAGAACTCGCCGCGGTTCATGATCTTGTCGTAGATCTCAGTCGCCTGATCGTTCGCGCGCTGGTATGCGTCGTTCTTGCTCGGGTCGTAGGTATACCGGTTCTCGGGCAGGTACTTCGAGTAGTAATCGCTCGTCTCATAGTCCAGACCCTCGCCCTTGATTTTCGCGTTGCGCTGCTTTTCGTACCGGGCCGCGCTCGTGTAGTCTCCTGAGGCCGCAGCCTTCTCCATCAGGGCGGCGTAGTCCGTCTGTGTGTCATACGGCGTGTCCACCTTCGGCAGGTACTGCGCGTACTGGTTTGTAGTCTCGTAGTCCATGCCGCCTGACTGGATCTTCGCGTTGCGCTTTCGTTCCAGGACGGCTGCCTTCTCGTTGTTCCCGGCAGCAGCAGCCTTATCAATCAGCGCGGTATAATCCACGCTGTCGTCAAACTCGACGCCGTTGTAATTTTTCTTTGCCATGCGTTGCCTCCTTTACTTGTACCTGCCCACGACGTAGTAGCTGATCTGCGGGTTATTAACCGTCGCGTCGGATGCTCTCACGCACTGATACGCCGGGGCATGCGTCAGTCGCGTACCTAGGTTGTTTTCGGTGTTTGTGGCAAGCCAGATATTGCCGCTTGTAACCGTTGGCGTCGCAGACACGACAGGATTCTCAATAAACGCAAACGGATACTCACGCGCTTTCTTGTTCGCCGCGAGACCCATCCACGATGCGGTATACAGTGCGCCCCATGTCTGCGATGTCATTTCCAGCTTGTCCGTGTCGAACGTCGCCCACATCTCAGCGATGCCGGACGCCCATTTGCGCCACATCCACTTGCCGGTCAAGCCTTGCTCGGTGATGTAGTCGGCAACATCGGCTTTGCCCAGCTTTTGCGCCAGCGCGGCCGCGATGGCCTTGTTTTGCACGGGGTTGGTCGATGCGGCATCCAGTGCATCGTCGACCACCACACCGGTGCCACCGGTCGGCTCGCGCCAGCCCGTGTCATAGTCGCTGTCGGATAGCTTCGTCAGCGTCTGCCCGGCCGTTCCTCCGCTCGGGAGGCCGTGCCCGCTCTTTGCTTCCAGATCCCGCAGCGCCTTTCGCAGCTTTTCCAGTTCTGTACGGATCGCAGCAGTATCTGCAGCGCCGATTCCAGCCTCGTTCCCGTCGTCTGCCTGGTTGAGCACGTCCACGAGCTGCCATATGTACGAGCGCAGCTGGGCAAGCTGCTCCTCTGCGCTGCCGGCCACTGCATACGTCTGCGGGTAATCAAATGTCAGCATACACATCGCTCCCCGCCTCGAAAATCTTTGCGAAGCTGTAGATGCGCACGTCCCCGCTGCCCTCGAGCCGGATGCGGAAGTGGTCGCAGCGTCTCGGCCGCACTGGCAGCATGAACGTGCGCGTTCCCACGCCCTGGATACGGCCCTGGTTGTGCCACACACCGTCGGAGTCATACTGCACGAGCACATCCATATACGCATCCCGTGCGAGGCTCATGCGGATGTTGAACCGACTGACGTATTTCTGCTCCACCGTGCTGTAACCGATCAGCCCCGTCTCACAGCTCCACGCCACGTCGCCCTCTTTCGTGTCGCCAATCGCAGACACCTGGTTGTCGTGCGCGATCTCCTCGATGCCGCCGGCCGCGCACAGCAGCGAGCCCATAAATTCCGTGAAGTCGGTAATGCTGCCGATCGGCAGGCTCTCGCGGTACCACGCCCCGCGCCGTGTGTCCAGAACGAGCAGCCGGCTTCCCGGAGGCGTATTCATTTGCAGGTAGAGATAATACTTGTCGCGGTACGCCGCCGCGATGCTTGTCGTGCTGCCTGGGTACGAAAGCGAATCCAGATTCAGCTTCTCGCTCACGTCCGTCGGCGCGCCGCTTCCGTCGTAGGCGCACACGCAGTCGCGCGCCTTGTAAAACAGCACACCGTTGACCACCGCGAGGCTCTTTGCGCCCCCCGGCTGCACGCCACGCATCGTGTACTCCTGAATCCTGTGTGCGCCGCTCGCGGACACATACACCTTGTGCATCCGGTCCTCTTTGAAAAACAGCGGGTAGCCCTGATAATTCACAGCGCCCGTCCAGCGGCCGTCAGACCCGACCGACGCAGCGTAGCTGTCCGTGCTCACGCCTGCATATTTGCGCCACACGTCGAAGCGCCCAAGCGCGCTCGCGTAGATCTCGTTGACAAGTTTCCCGTTCACCGTGCCGTACTTGCAGCCCCACAGACGGTTCTGCGCCTCGATGACGTAGCTCATATCCGGAATGTCCATCGCCGCCTTGACATACCCTTCTGCCGGCGGCGTGTCGTTCATAATTCCATGCGCTTCCGTGGGCGCGTAAGCGTCCAAAACGATGTAGTTTTCTCCGGTGACGAGCACCTCGCGGTATACGCCGTCCGACGGGTTGTCTCCGACATTCAGGCCGGAGTACGTGCCGGGTTCAATGCCGGATACCCTGATATAGTCTCCGGGAGCAAAAGAGCTTCCGATGCCTTTGCATTCCAGCCACATCACCGGCACATCCTGCGCGCTCCAGTCTTTCGAAACGTCGTTATATATGTAGGGCGTCCTCGTCTCACGGTCGATGTATGCATCGCCATTTTTGGGCTCTTTCGGCTTCACGAAGTTCAAATAGTGGTATTCGATTCCGTCGACAACCACGACGTGTTTCTCGCCATAGTTCGCGCCTGCCGTGTATACGATTTTCCCGTCCCGGCTGCACGGGCGAATATACCACAATACATAAACGTCGTAGATCTCCTGCCCATCCGGTCCTGAGCTGGATGTCTGGCTGTGGTCAAGATACGTCCCAGCCGCAGCGGAAAACATCTTTTCCATGTTCCCGTGCGTGCCGTCGGCCGTGTTGTACCACACCTTGTCCGGCCAGATGAGCAGGTATGCGCCCATACTCACGAACCGCTTCAAGCCGCCGGCGTACGCCAGATCCATGACTTTCTCGTCTTCGGCATAGAAGCCGCAGGTCTTTGTCGTGGGGTCATATCCCGCGATGTAGTAGAGCTTATCCCCTTTTGATACCATCGCCTGCAGGTTTTCGGCCGCCGGAATCTGAAGCGTATTTCGCTGCTTTCTTGTCGCCAGCAGCGGGTAATCGTCGCCGCACAGATTCTCCATCTCATAAAATTCCCCCTCGGGGATCTTGAGGTTGTGGTTGTAGCCGCCGAAGGTATCCGTCACCTGCTGCGAGCGTGCCGTTTCCTGAATCGTCGGATATGTCGGCATCTGTCATCCCTCCATCAAAACCGGAATGTTCCGGGGTCATCCGCCATGTGCGCGCGGTTATACCAGTTGCGCCAGCGCGCGAACGCCGCGTTGAACAGCGTGATGCTCTGGCTGTATTTGCCCGCCTCGCCGTTTTCGCGGTCGATCATGGCCTGCAGGTAGTTGTTGTACACGTCCTCGTCATACGGGCTGCCGACGAGCAGCTCCGTGCTGCCCATCGACGAACTGTCGTAGCCGTCGAACGTCTCCGTGCCGCCCTCGTGCGTGCGGATCACTTCCTGCCAGATCATCCCGTCAAGGCGCGACAGCCACCGGATCTTTATGTCCTGCGAATACTGGTTCGGCCGCAGGGCGTCCACCATCGTGATCGCGTCCGAAATCGTCATAGTCTCTGCTCCTTATACTGAAAAAGGGAGGCGTGATTGCCGCCTCCCTTTGGTTTACTCTGCCTGCTGTGCGGCCGCCGTCGCTTCGTCCACGAACGCCTCGAAGGCGTCCCGCGCGCGCTCAGACCGGCGGATCTCGTCGGCGATGTAGCGCGGCACTTTGGACTTCTTGCCCTTCGGAATCAAAAAATTCTTTCCGTTGACGCTCACGAACAGGTTCGGGTCTTCCTTCGCGCCTGCGCGCGGGATGAAGATCTCCTCCAGCTCATACGGATCCGGCAGCTTTTCAGCCGCAGCCTCAGTCTTTTTTTCGGTTGCCATGGGTACGCTCCTTTCTCACATCAGCCGGAGACGCCGCAGCGCCTCCGGCCATATTGGTTTCGCCTCAGTTGGCGGCGTCCGTCGCGCTGTAAGCAGACGTGCTCATCACGCGCAGCAGGCGCTCGGTGTACAGCACGGTCGCGCCGTTGGTCTCGAACTTGTAGCCGATGGTGCTGAACTGGTTCAGCGGGCCGCCAATCTCGGACTTGTCGTGCACGATCATCTCCAGCGCGCCGCCCTCCGGATCGATGATGCCGAAGGCGTCCTTGCCGAAGAAGTAGGTCGCGTAGGTCGCGCCTTCGCTCTTGTTCTTGTAGCCCGTGCCGGTCAGGACAGGCGCGAAGGTGTTCTCGATGAAGCGCACGCCGTGCAGCTCGCCGATCTCGCCGTTGTAGATCTCGTCCGGCTGGGCGTACTTGTGCGCCTCAATCCACTCGTTGGACTTGCGCAGGTCGTAGGCGACGGACGGATGGATCACGGCGTAATACTTGCCGTTGATGGTCGGTACGCGGTCCTTCTTCATCTTCGTGACCGCCTTGGCGATCATGTCCGGCGTCAGGTAGGCGTAGCCGTCAGCAGCGCTCGCGCCGCCGCCGGCGCCCATCTCGGCGCAGGAGGTCGGCGTGGAGATATACGCGCCGGCCGCGCTGATGTTGTCGCAGTAGAGCACGTTGGTGTTGGTCAGCAGCGCGTCGCGGATGAGCTTTTCCTGCGTCTCTGCGGCACTCGCGCCCATCTCCTCGGTCGCGCCGAGGATCACGTCGTCGTAGGCGCGCAGCTCCAGGCGGTCGGTGATGCTGGTGTACGTGCCGTACTGGTTGATGCTGCCCTCGAGCTTGGTCACGCCGAACTTCTGGCCGGTCGGGATCACGCCTTCGGTCAGCTTACCCGCCTTCTCAAAGGTGTTCCACTTGCGCCACTCGACCGTGCCGCCGTGGTTCTTCGGCAGCGCCTGCTTCTTGCCAAACTGCGCGTAGAACATCTCGGCACGCGCGTTTTCGAGCAGCTCGGTGTCATAAAAGGTCTTGAGCTCCGGCGCAAGCGTGTGCGTTGCGTCGAACGCAGTCGTCGTGCCGGTCGAGGCGTTGACGTAATTGCCGGTCGCGTTGACCAGCGTGCCCGCGTCCGCGAAAAGCTGCAGACCGAGCATGGAATAAAGAATGGTCTTCATAAAATAGCTTCCCCTTTCAGAAAATATCGTTCGTCCGGGAGGAGCCGCCGCACGTCGTCAGAACGTGCCGGGATAGAGCTTCTCCCCGTTCGCCGCTGCGCTGCGCATGCGGCGCTTGATCTCGTCGCGTCTCGCGCGCGACATCGTCGTCGGGGCAGAAATGGATGCCGCCTGGGATGCGCTGCCGTTCTCTGCCGGCCTGCGCTGCCCGGCCTGGATGCTGTTGCTGATCTGCTGCGCGGTCTTCTGCGCTGCCACCTGCATCGCCGCCGTCTGGATCTCCTTGCGGTGCACGGCAAAGTAGGCGTCCTCCACGCTGACCAGGCTGCCCGGCGCGGTCAGCCGCGCGAAGACCGGGTTTTCCAGCTCCGTCTGCAGGTCAAAGCCCGGATACGTCTCCTGCAGCTTTGCCGCCTGCTGCACCAGCCCGTCGAAATGCTCCTGCAGTCTGTGCTGCTCAAGCGTCTGCTCGTTCTGGTGCTCCAGCAGTTTGTTGCGCCGCTCCAGCTGGTCGATACGCATGGCCTCCTCGACGGGGATGCCGAGCTCGTCCGCCCGTTCCTCGTAGTACGCCTTGTCCTCGGTCACAGCTTTGTTCAGCGCCTGCACGTCCAGCTTGGAGATATCCTCCGCGTCGATGCCGTACTTGCGCGCCATCAGCTCCAATGCCGGCGTCAGGTCCTTGAGCGCCTGCTCGGACTTCTTCGACTTTGCCAGCCGCTTCTGCATCATCTTCTGCGCCTGCTCGTTGTACTCGGGATCTGCCATGATCTCGTCCCACGTCAGGCGCTTCGGCATTCCCTGCCCGTCATCGGTGCCATTTGCAGCGTCGTCCTGCGTCTGCGCCGCCTCTGCCGCTGCCCCGTCGTCACGGTGCATGGCCGATACGCGCGCCTTCGACCGCTTGCTGATCTTGTCCGCCGGGACACCAAGCCCGGTCAGGATGCGCTCCCCGGCGTCGGGAGCCGTTACGCCCGCAGCGCCCGCACCATCTGCGCCTGCGCCCGCTCCGGCAGAGCCTCCGGCCGCGCCACCCGCGCCGCCTTCGCCGCCGAAGAGCTGCAGGCCGTGCATGGCCAGCGCCCGAATGTCAAATCGCATAAGGATGCCTCCGTCAAAAATCTGTGGTAGGCCACGACCCTGTCAGCCGCCCGCCGGAGTTGCACCGGCACTTGCAGCCCATCGCTGCAGCGCGCCTCGCAGCGGCATAGATACCCACGCAGCAGTCTCCCGCTGCGTGGGTGCCAAGAGAAAAGGAGATGGGAAAATGGGAAAAGAAAGGAGGTACACACGCGAAAGCCCCTGCACCCTCGCACCTCCAGCATACAAAAGGCCGAGAGCTTTCTCTATCCCTCGGCCTCTGATCTCTGAAAAATTTTTATCCGCGGATCTCGTAGTGTACGCGCTCTGGGTACATCTGCCGCAGGATATCGAAGCCCGCGCAGATCTGGTCGCAGATCATCGCCGCGCACGCGCGCCATCTGGGGCTCGCCGCGCATACGATCTCGGCGTGCCCGCTGCCCAGCTCCACGCTTGAGCCGCGGGCCTGACCGGCGGCGTCCATGTTGCCCACGGCGGCCGCCAGCGTGTACACCAGCATCGTCGCCGCCGCACACACGATGTCCTGCCCGGCCTCGGCGAATCCCGCGTGCCCGTCGGCCGTCAGCCGCAGCCGCTTGCGGTCATAGACGATCTCGATCATCCCTTGCCGCCTCCCTTGATCACGGCTCCGCCGCCCGGCTGGGCTGCGTTCGCGCTCTGCTCGCGGGCCTTCGCGGCGATCGGGTGCTCGTCTGCCTTGACGCCGGAGATCTCGTCGCTCTCCTGCATCTCCGGCGCGGCGCTTCCGCCCGTGCCCGCCTGCGTCGGCATGGCGATGCCCATGTCCGCCGCGATGCCCTGCACCATGTCCGGCCGCGCGATCTGCGCCAGAGACAGCGCCAGCTGCTGGTACTGCTGCAGCCGCTGCGCCAGCACGCCGTTGAGCTGGATCTTCTGCATCACGCCGTCCTTGCCGTCAAAGTCCATCATGTCCAGGCACGCCAGCGCCTGATCGGTCATACTCGGATTGAAGAAGCCCATCTGGAAAAACTGCAGCGCCAATTCGTTCTGGCTCACGCGGGTGTATACGTTCTTCTTCTGCGCGCTGACCTTGATGTCGAACACCGGCAGACGCATCCCCATGTCCGCGCCGAAGGCCATGCCCTGCGCCTGCGGCTGCAGCCCCTGGTTGCTGTAGGATACGAACTGCTCCATACCCAGCTCGCCCACGATCCGGAAGGATCTCGGCAGATCGTAAAACTGCCGGATCAGCTCGATGCACAAATTCACGATCTTGCTGTATGCGCGGTATGCTGCCAGCGTGCTGTCACGGCTGCCCTTGCCGCTTGCCTCCTGCAGCGCGGCAATGGCGCTCGCCGCCGTCACGCCGGAGGACACGCTGCCGGTCGCCGTGTCCGTGTTGCCGCTGGTCTCGCGCAACTCGTTGACCATGGTCGACCACACGTTGATATAGTTCCCCGGCAGCGCGTTGTAGTCGATCGGCCGGATGCTGTCCTGCCCAAGGTTGCCGTCCACGTGCACCAGCGGTTTTTCCGTGTCCAGCAGCTCCTGCTCGTTCACGCTGCCGTCCTCGCGCATGAAGTAGCGCGGCGTCGCACCAACCACAGCGTTGCGCACGAGGCTCGTGCCCAGGCTGTCGATGGCCGTCTGCGGATTGCGGCAGATGTCTACGTATCCGTACCCGCACGGCGAGCCCTCGACCGGGAAAAGCACGTCGAACACATACGGGTACAGCCCGTGATCGTACAGCCCCCGCTCGCGGTACTCCGGATCGTTTTCCGTCGCGTACAGCACGATGTCGCCGATGTACTTGCAGTAGTGCAGCACGCCGCCGCGATGGTAGTACACGTCGATCACCGTGCTCTTCCGGTCCGTCGGCACGTTGTCGTCGTACAAAAACTTCGACGCATAAAAGTCGTTGCCCTTGAGCTGCCCGCGCAGCTGGGGGTACTGCTCCTCGAGCGCCTCGTTGTCCATCAGCTCCGTGTGGTACACATACCGGCTCTTCTGGATGTCCGTGATGCCCGGCTCCCAGAAAAGGTTGAGCACGTTCACGCGCTCGATGCTGATGTCGCCGAGGCCGCCGAGCTTGCCGCTGTCCCACGTGATCTTGTACACGCACGTGCCGTACTTCATTTTGGCCCACATCGCGTCGCTCCACGTCGCATCGAATGCGTTCTGCTCCAGCACGCACGGCACGATTGCCGACAGCATCTTCGCTTCCTGCTTGTCGCCTTCCTCGCGCGGCAGGATGTTCGGCTCGGGGTACGATTCCACCGCGTCCGCGTGCTTATTGACGATGACGTTGTGCAGCCACGAGCTCCGGCTGCGGAAGCCCCTGTACATCTGATTCCCGGCCTTCTCCTCCTCCGGCTGGTTGTGCAGCTTCCACCACTGCTCAGCCGCGATCATGCGCCGCTCGGTGCTTGCCTTGCCCACCTTGTACTCGTGCAGCACGCGGGAAAATTCCTGCAGCTGCTCGCGCGTGATCACGTCCTCCGGCGGCATCACCTGGCCGCCGAGCGCCTGCGCCTCCGTGCCTGGCTGCGCGCCGCTGATAGCGATATTGTCCATACTTACCTCCCGTTTTTATCACCAGATCGCGCCGTAGCGCCCCGGCTTTTTCATCTGATTCAGCGGATCGGACAGCACCGGCTCTTCCTCCGCCGCCAGCATCGGCTTTACCGGCCGCGACATACACAGATACCGCCACTCGTCGCTGACGTGGTCCTCCAGCGTCGTGTCCAGGTCCTCCGGGTTCGTCCGGCTGTACATCATCAGCGGCACCGTGCGGATGAACGCCTTGCACGTGTCGAAGACGTACATCCGCGCATATCCCTGCGCGTCGAACTGCAGCCTGTAGTGGCACTGCATCCATCCCGGCACGCGCTTGTTGTCGCCCGGCGTGAAGTACACGCGATACCGCGCCGCCGTGTCCGCGATGCTCTCGCCGCGCGATGCGTCCCAGATTGCCGGGTCCGCCACGCCCGTGATCTTCCGGCCCTTCAGCCATGGGTGCGTGTCTTCGATCTCTGCGATGCGCTTGAACTGCTCGTCCGGCGACCACTTCACGCCTTCGTTTGGCGTCTCCGTGCAGCCGTACAGCTCCATGATGCGGTACAGCACGCCGTCGTAGTCCATCGCCCACCACGCGCACGAAAACGGCTTGCCGTACCCAAAGTCGTAGCTGCGCAGGATGTGCCATCCCCGGCACGCTCCGGCAGCGAGGTCGAAGGGCTTGATCACGTGGCACCACCTGTGCTGCGAGCGCAGCTCTTCCGGCTCCGCGTCCACACCAGCCTCGTGCGCCGCCATCAGATCCGGCTCCGTGCGAAAATCCTCGAAAAACTGCCCCTCGAAGATGTCCCATGATCCTTCCAGCCACGCCGCGCGCAGCTTCGGCGGCAGGTTCTCCAGCTCCGCGATGTATTGCGGCTGCGCTGCCATCAGCGCCTTGTTGTCCGTAACCAGCGCCTGAATGAAGCTGTAGTCCTCCGGCCGCTCCGCCCCCTCGAAGCGTCGATCCACGAACAGCCGCTTGAAGTACCCGTGCGACGGTCCTCCCGGGTTGAGCGTGTAGTACGTGCGCTTCGGGAAGCCGTTCGTGCCGCGCACACAGGCGTTGATTTCCTTGATCCACGCCTCCATCAGCTGCCCGGCCTCGTCGATGAAGATCACATCGTATTCCGCGCCCTGGAAGTGCCCCAGATCCTTGTCCGTATCGCAGTACCCCAGCGCCAGCGTGCTGCCGTTGTAAAAGCGGAATTCTTTGGTCGATTGGTTGTAGCGCGCCACGCCCGCCAGCTCCGGCACCAGAAATTTAACGTGGTTGTTGCGCAGCTCGTCCAGCGTCCGGCGCACGATCAGCATCTTGATCCCTGGATACTCGCACCCCAGGATCTTTGCCTTCGTCCGCACGGACCAGCTCTTTCCGCCGCCGCGCGCGCCGCCGTAGGCCACGTGCCGGTGCGTGTCGCGCAAAAAAGCGTCCTGCTTGCCGCTGATCTGGCTTGCGTCCACTAAAATCATTGCTTGTATTCCTCCGGCAGGCCGACGATCTCCAGCACCTCCGGAGCGCTGCTGCCGCTGTCCAGCTTCCTGCGCTCAAGCTCCAGCCGCTCGGCTGCGATGCGCTGCGCCTCGGCCTGCGCCTGCGTGGGAATGCCGTACAGGTCGCGCACCAGCCCCGTCAGGTCCTTGAGCACGCCCGTCAGATCCTTCAGCGCCTTCGTATCCACCTTCTGGTATGTCTGCTCCTCCGTCCACTGCCGCTCCAGCAGCAGCTTCCCGTCCGGCGGCAGCTCGCCGTCTTCGGCGGCATCGTCCGCCACCGGCACGGCATACTTCTCGCGCCGCTCAACCAGGTAGCGGTTAAACTGCTCGTCGTCGCCGATCGCACGCATCGCCACGTCGATCGCGCCCGTTGTGGCTGTGATCAGACGCGCGAGCCGGTCGGCCTCGTGGTTACACGCCTTTTTGTACGCCTTTTGTTGTACGCGTGCGGCGAACTTTTTCCGCTCGTTTGTCCACCCATCACGTGCAGCCACGATTTTGATCTGGCTGATGCTGATGCCGTACTTTTCGGCCAGCTTCGCATAGGTCGTCTTTGTGGTGACATATTCCATTTTCAAAGCATCCCAATCCTGGTACACCATCATCGCACCTCCGCGCCCATCGTACATCATGCCGCCCGCGCTTATCTATCCCGCAGCATCTGCCATCTATCCCGTGCGCAAGCCGCGCCTGTGATGCTGTGTGTTGATAAAAAACGGGCAAAAGCTCCGAGGCTTCCGCCCCGGAGCTTCCCCTTTATTCCGTGCCCTCGTCCGTGATCCGCACCACGATGCGCGGTTTTTCCTTGTCCAGCGCAAAGCGCGACGTAAACGCCTGTATGTATGCCCAGCCGTCGTCCTTCAGCACCCCGCACATCACCAGCGCGTCCTCGATCACCTTGATACCGAACGCCGCGACGTTGGACTTGTCCCGCCGCCGGTTCGGCTCGAAGAACGTGTAGGTGATCTCCACCGGCTTCGTGAACTTCACCCCGCGCAGCTGCGTCTTGATGGCCCACGCGGCGATCTCCTGGTTGTTGTGCTTCATCTTCGCGCCCACCTGCGCGTGCCTGCGGCAGGCGTCGGTGTATTCGTTCATCCCCGGCAGCCTCGTCGGGATCACAAACTCCGCCGTCACGTCAGCTCACCGGCGTGCTCGCGGATAAACTGCATCGCAGTTTCCCACAGTGTAAAGCGATGCGGGCTCCCGTCCACGTCCACCAAATAGTAGCCGTCCATCCGCTGCAGCTTCACGCAGGATGCCGTTTTTTTCGCCCCTGTGCCTCCAACCGCTACGGACGTGGTATCTTTGCGCTTCGCAGTCCTCTTCGGCTCACGCGCCGAAATTTCCGCCCCGCACGCGGCGTAGCCAGCCAGATCGACGTAGGTGTCCGGCTTGCTGCCCGCTTTCGCGCGGGCGATCTTTAACAGCGCTATCATCATGGCCACGTCCTTCGGTGTGATGTCCGTGCCGGTGTATGCCGTCCACAGCGCCGCGATCACGGCGAAGTTGTCCTCCGGGCTGCCGTAGTCTTCCTCCCGGCTGCCGCACACGCATTCGGCTGCGGCCTTCAGGGTGTCCAGCCTGTTCATCGTTTTATCCTCCTATGATGTCGATCTCATACTCTTCCCGCAGCACGCGGATCAGGTCCGGCGCTGATACATAGCCGTCCCGCACGCTCTCCGACAGCGCCTCGACCTCGTGCCAGATGCGCTGCAGCTGCTCCGCGTCCATGCCTTCCTTATCCAGCAAGGCCGTAAAAAAGATCGCCAGCGTCACGCGGCAGGCATCCGCCGTCGCCGTGTCCTTCGCGCGCTGAACGTCTGCCATCGTCGCCGGTCTCCGGCGCGGGTTAATCCGTTTTGTCATCGTCGTCATCCTTTCGATCGCCGAGATAGCAAAATCCATTCGGCGGCATATCCGTGTTCAGCATCTTGCACCATTCCCAGCTCTCGCACTCGTTCTTGCCGGATACCCAATACATGCAGTTTTCACATCTGACAATCGGCGCGGTTTCAACAACGTCTTCTTCGCTGCCGTCCTTTTTCCTGCCGTATCCGCAAAAATGCTGCGGCCATACAGGGAGGCGGCAGCCTTCTGACACCTCGCAGTTTGTGCAGATCAAGACCCCGTCGGCCAGATAAATGCTTTCGTGCTGGGTAAGCTCCCGCGCGCTTTCGCAGTCCATGCACCGCGTGACCTGCACGGCATCCACCGTCTGCGCCTGTGTCAGCACCCGCCTGGCACTGCCCTTGTACGGCAGATCATCCGACAGGCTGCGCAGCGCGGCGTCCGCGTCAATCAAGCGCATCACTATCACCGTCCATCCTCACGCCGTAGCCACAAAAGTCGTCCGGACCTTCGCGGTCGAGGTGGACTGAGCACCATCCCAGCCGCGGCTTATTGTAGGATCGGCAGTGACGGCAGTGCACCACCGGCGCAACGTCGGCGACCGGCAATCGGTGTACTGCTTCTTTTGCCCCAAAAACGCGTTCTCTCGCCTTGTACCCGGCAGTTCTGACGTACACCTTCATTATTGCGTCAATCGCAGCTTCTCGCTCGATGTATTCAGACATTGTCAGACCTCCTCCACATAGCACCAGCTTTGCGGTGCTTTAGTAATCGCCACCGGAACCATGCAATTTTCATCATAGATACAGGCTGTGCTTTCGTACCCGCTTTTGCTGCATGATTTGCATTTTTTCCAAGTGTGAAATTCTGTCAGTTCCTTCGGCGTATCGTAGATCTTTAGGTCGGAGATGCGCCAGCCGTACAGCCACTTGCCGTCAGCGTAATTCTGGAAATCTTCCGGGTGCATACACGCACGGTCAAGGCCAAAATCGTTCCAACGCGCGTAGTCCTCATGGCGGAACGAGAAAATCGTATCATCGTCATACTCGTCGATGTGGTCACAGGTAAACTCGCCGATGACCTTACCGCCACCGTAAAATTGCGGCTTTGGATAATCCGTC